ATGGATAGTTTTCAAATCGCTGAAACCAAAGCGTCGCTCCCGTGATTGGAAGCGACGCTTCATCTGATGTCAACATGATTGGCGGCATTATCAGCGGTGGATTTCTTGTAACCACTTCAGATGGCTTAATACCGCCTTGAACAATACCAGCAAGCTGCAGATTGAGCGTATTACCAAGCTTAGTCAACTTAGCCTCATAATAGCGGCCATTGCTGAAAACCCTGCGGTTAAGTGTCTGCTGGAAAACCCGCGTTGATCCCGCAAACACTTGAACATCGACATCATCTTTGCCGGCATAGTTCGCTCTGATAATCACCTCATAGGCCACGCCTGTATCATTATCAAGCGTCATTTCAATTGCTCCCAGAGCACTCACGCTTGAATTGAACTTGTAGCGCCATTTGGCTAAAACACTACCAGTGTTGCTACCATCAGAGGCGTTTGTTGTCTTAAGATGAACCGAAGGCCCTTCCCAATAATATGAATTGGTTGGCAAGAAGACTGGCTCAACTGCTGAACCATCGTCTTTGGCATACTTGACTGAACCTTCCATGACATTTTTTTGAGCCGCGATATAGTAGTAATGGCTGTTAGTTTGTCCAGTGTTATAAGCCGCACCAGCTGGTTCTTTATCGAAGCCTTCATATCGAGCAACCTCTGATCGTTTTCGCTCAACGCCATCGGCTTCTTCTGGATTACCGAACTGTAAAACACCACCTTGGCCATTAATGAGGGCAATCAACCCGTTATCAGCGTGCATAGTTGCCGTAATAACTGGCTCAACAGGATAAGTGCCGCCATTATGAACCGTGATGGTGTTGGTATAGTATTCAGGCTCTGCTGGATTAGGCGACCAAGGAGAAGCTGTGGTGCCTACTTCAAGCTTTTCCTGATACCAGGATATATTCGTGTCTGAAGTATAGACTTGGCTCAAATACCATGGTGTCAAATTAGCATAAACCGCATTGCTTGGAGCCGTGAAGGTATTTGAAAAACGTCCTCCATTAGCTGTCCACGGATTATTATTGCCTGCTTGAGCAGATATTAAATGTTTATTAGCGTCGAACCAAGATATCGAAGAATGTCCCATATGTCCCATATTGATCATCGAAATACTGTAAGTGTACGTTTCTCCACCAGCGATACTGACTAAGTTAAGAGAAGTACTGTCAATTCCTAGGCTGCCAGCTTTAATAATATCGGTTTCAACTGCTTTTGTACCCGTAAGCAAGTTCACTGGCACGTCCTTGTATGGCGTGTTGTTAAACGTCTTCGTGGCTACCGAGTGCGCAATGCCATCGGGAACAGTGAATACTAGTTCTACCGTGGCAATATAGTCAAAAGTACCGTCAAAGTCCTGACTTCCATCAAAAATAGCGTTGAAATATCTTCCCGGATAGTTTGACAATGTTAGCTGCTGAACAGTATCTGATTTCAAAGCATTAATTAATTCATCTTTAGTTTCAGCCACGGTAAGGTTCGTTTCCTGAGTCAAGATGGTTCCTTGGATAGTGATTTTTGTTTTAGCATTACGAGAATAAATCAGACTCTCACCATCTGATCGGCCTATTTGAGTATACTGATTGTCTTTGTATAGAAAGGGCATCGTCACATTAGAAACAATAAAGTACGGCGACAAATCAAAATCTCCATATTTAACTGCAATTTCTTTCTTCAATTCGTATACCCCTTTCTTCTATTTGATAGCATGTTCTGAACACTAGTAATTTTTGACAGATAAGGATACTGAACTTGTGCAACTGCACGTCCATCCATATCAATCGTTGTATCGCGTTGCATCAGCGCCGACATCATAGACTGAATAGACATAAGCAACTTTTCAAGATTTTTTGTGTCTAAAGAATTGCTTACACTAATTGGTTGTTGACCAACCAACGATTGGGTCACTTGATTTGCTAGGCTAAGCACTGTTGCGTTTGCTGGAATGTCTTTACCATTGGCGTATTGAGGCAGTTTTGGAAACATTCTAGCCGTCATTCCTGCAGGAACAATTTGAGCATGCTTTTCGATTGGCTTAATCACATTACGACCAAATGGAATCTCAATTCCACCATTAGGGTGAAAAATAGCTTCACGGAACGTTGGGCCTTTTTGATCGTTAACCATCGCGAGGCCGCCACCAAAGTTAGAATCGCCTTTTGCTCGAGTAGCGACGTTTGCTGAACGTCCATACGCACCGCTAACGACATGCTCTTCAACATAAACGGTCTTCAAGACAGACGTTTTGGTTCGCTCAACAAATGAATCAACAGCTCGCTTAGCTTGTGCAGCAGGGACAGTTGACTCGTCAATAGCCTTCAAAATTGCTTGCCGTACTTTAGACGATACATCGTTCCAAACGCCTAAATCTTTAAGAGTCTGCTGTAGCGCAGCCCCTGTCTTAGCTTGCGCAATCAATTGCTGCTGTGCTGGGGTCAAGCTATCCCACTTGCCCATGTTTGCAAGAGCTTCAATTGTTGCACTATTAGTTTTGTTGGTTGCCCATATTTGAGCTTCTTTCCAGTCAGATACATTCCACTGATTATTAGCAATCATGGCGCTTGCTACTTGTTCTTTAGCATTTGAAGACAAATGTAGATCACTCTGAATCCACTGCAAATCATCCCACTGCTTATTAGCAGCCAAGGCTTCTGCAACCATATCTTGAGCGTTTGTTGTCATTTTACCTTCTTGTAGCAAAAGCTGAATAGCATTCCAATCCTTGCCACTTTTTACAGCCTTCTGAACTTCTTCGACGGCATTAGTTTTGACTTTGCCATCCTTATCAGTCAGCTTAAGGTTGTTCCAACTTTCGGCAGCCTTTTTGACAGAGCCAGATAAGCCATCTAATGAGACGCTGACGGCTTTTTTTGTTTCATCTGCGGCGGCCTTAGTTCTGCTGTTATACGTATCCCAAGCTTCGGCTGCTTGCGTAGCAGTAAATCCATATTCCTGTGTCAGCTCAGAAATAATTTCAGAATGTGACTTACCTTGTGCTTTAGCAACTCTGATATAGTCTCCGCCGAGTTTATCCATCGTTGCAATGTGTTCCCGTTCAAGAGCTTCAATGGCCACGTTTTTTTCAGCTTCAGAAAGCTGTGCATTACCATTGATTGCTCTAAGCCTTTGCTCATAGCTCGACATTTCTTGGTACGAAGCATCGCCAATGGACTTTGCCATTGATGACAATTGCTTTACGGACATCTTGCTGGTTTCGCCTAGCTCGGCAGCAAGCACTTGACGTTGCTGTTTTGCCGTTAATCCAAGTGTCTTAATCTGAGCTTCGGCCATTTCATTCTGAATGTTGCCAATCTTAACGCGTTGTTCTGCATTAAGAGCAACGTTGTTGTCGGCGGAATTTTTCAAGATATCATGTGCTTCTTTAGCATATGACTTCATCTTCGCAATCTCTTTGTTACGAGCGGTTTCTTCTTTGCCGGCCTCTTCTTCAAGAGCAGCAGCAGCTTCACCACCAATAGCCTTGGCAACATCATCAGCAGCCTTTTTCTGAGCCTTGCTTGCCTTTTGAGCAGATGTAATCATACCGCTGAATGCTGAGTTGATAGTCTTTGCATTTCTAGAGACAGATCCTGATGCCCCAGACATGGCAACGTCAACTTTGCTTTGGTATTGCGACATTTCAGTTGCCGCAGTATCGGCCGTTTTGCCGATGTCAGATCCCCATCGCGAAGCACGGTTGGAAGACTCAACCATCTGTTTGCCGAAGCCTTCCCAAGCAACGACACCAATCGTTGCCGCACCGGCTACAGCTATCATTCCAAGTCCTAACGGAGTCAATGCGCTTCCTAAAACGCCTGTTTCACCAGCGGCAACAGTCATTCTTCCGGCTAGATTTCCAATTAAGCCACCTGTATTGGTTGCGGCACCGCCAGCTTTCGTCAAGGTTCCTACAACATTGCCTGTTGCATCTGTTAACTGACCCATAATCGCCTTGGCTGCTTGCGATTTAGCACCCAATCCGGCTATTTTTGCAATGAGGCTAACTGATGAGGTGCCTAATTTCCCAAGCCCTGTAGTTAATCTTCCACCAATGCTAAGCACTGGGCCCATGGCAGCAGCCAATAACCCCCACTTAACAATGTTTTGCTGGACTTGTGGATTTAGTTTACCAAACCAATTAACAGCATCAGTCAAATCCTTGATAATGGGCTGCACACTAGGTAGAACTTTTTGTGCAAGCGTCATCCCCAAGTTTTCAACATTTTGTTGCAGAACTTTTAACTGATTTTGAGCAGATTTAAGGTTCTTTTCCGATAAGCTGCCCACATAATTCTTTTTCTCAGCCTTATCAACCTGGCTATTCAATTCAGCTAACTGTTTGCTGTTTTGTGCGAGAATAATACCGGCTTGCTGACCAGTGGTACCAAAAAGACTGTTAAATACAGCTGCTTTTTTAGTCGCGCTCATGTCCTTGGTGTGCTGATTGAGTACGTCCATAATGGTGCTTAAACTCTTTAGGCTGCCATTAGAAGCAACAATTTCGTCTTTCTTAATGCCTAGAGCTCCAAGAACATCTTTTTTAGTTCCAATGTTCTTGATAGCGGTGTTCAAACTGATAATGACTTTACGCAGCCCAGTACCAGCCTTATCTGCTTCTACACCGTTGTTGGACAAAACACCCAAAGCAGATGCGGTTTCCGACAAGGTGAAATGAGCTTGGTGAGCAGTAGCACCAACATATGACATACCAACACCAAGAGACTGGAAGTCCGTTGCTGTCAAATCGGCCGCATAAGCAAGCTCATTGACAGCTGTCTTGGTGTTTCTAGTCATTTTTGCAGTATTGCTTGATTTCATACCAAATGATTCCAATGTGGATGATGCCACGGAAACAACATCATTGAAATCATCGCCTGATGCCAAAGCACCTTGGAGTTCTGTTTTCATGGCAGCGATAGCTTGTTTAGACGTATAGCCACGTCGTACAAGTTCTTCATAGCCATCAGCAATCTTGCTTACTGATACACCATAATGGTTGGAATATTGAATGGCGTCCGACTGCATTTTATTGACGCCAGAAATAGCCTCTTTTGCCGACTCACCACCAGTAGTTAAAAGGTTTTTGATTACCAAAAGTTTATTTTGGAATCCAATAGCCTTGGCTGTGGCTGCTGCAAAAGCTGTAGCTATAGGAACGGTTATGCCGGTAGTCATGCTATCGCCCAGCGACTTCATGCGATTGCCAATAGCTATCTGGGCCGTACCAAGCTTGTTAATTGCACCGGTGACGCCGGTTGTTTTAACACTCATTTCCGCTTCTGCTTGCGCGGTACTGATGTACTGTTTAGCCAGTGATGCAAGTTTTGCTTGTTCGGCTTCAAAATTAGCAGCAAGTCTAGCGGAACTTTTTGTCATTTCGCCTTTTGAAGTCAGTGATCCGTCGTACGCTTTCTTAGATTCAGCTACAACCTTTGACTGTGCAGCAATCATCTTGGTCAAGCCTTGTTCTTTAGCACTTAAACCGTCTACTTTACTTCCAAAAGCGTCATAAAAAGAGGCCTGAGCTTTCATCTCAGACCCGAAATATTTCAACTGTGACTTGGCGTTCTTCAGCCCGTTACCGAACTTGGTATCATCAAGCCCAAGTTCGATCATCATTTGACCTAATGGTTCTGCCAATTTGTTTCCTCCTTCCTACATTGATTTGATAAAGTCGGTAAGCGAGACTGCCTTTTCTTTTTCTGGTTCACTTTGCAGCAGCACCTCTTGTAGCGTCTCCCAATCAGTTTTCATAATGTCATTGATCGTGAACCCCGGAACATTTGTAACAACCGAACGAATCATTTTGTAGATTTGATTTAATGCTTCTTTTCTGCTGATTCGCTCGCTTCCACTTTTTTTGGGTCAATCCCGAAAAGCTGCTGATTGAAGGTGTTAAATACTTTGTTGAAGTCCCAAGCGGCAACGCCGTCTAAAATTCGTTGCTTAGTTACGCTTTTGTCTTCAAAACAAGAAGCCATAAATTCTGCGTTTTTTTCCATCCAATCTGATTCATCTAAATCAGGAAAGTTCTCGGGAGTTAGTTTTAAGCCTTCGATCAGTTTTAAGGCGGGCACGAATGTTTCTTGAAAGTGCTCAACCTTGCCATCTTTATTACGTAAATCAAGTTTTAGCATGATAAATCTCCTTATTTTAGATGCCGCCCTGAATTCAATCAGCATTGTTTATTTCTGAGGCGACAATTTTATTTTTAAGCAGCAGTTACGGTTACCGCAGTGCTTGCTGTTTTGCTTCCGTCATGTGTCGTCACAGTGACGGTTGCAGATCCAGCCGAAATACCAGTTACAACGCCATTAGCATTGACAGTAGCGACTGCTGTGCTGCTTGATGCAAAACTAACAGACTTGTCGGTTGCATCCGTTGGGCTAACTGTAGCCGTCAATGCGGTGGTTGCTCCAACTTTCACGCTCGCTGTTGCCGGTGCCAGAGATACCCCAGACACCGTTACGGTTTTGGGGCTGCCTTTAAAACCTGCGCTTTCACCGTGCTAATAGCTGTTGCATCAGACCCGACATATTTAGCAACGTACTCGCCTTTTTGATCACCACTATCAGGTGAACCGGCTGCAGTAAACGTATAGCTATCGCCTTCTGGTGCCTTCTTGTCAGCTGGATCTTGTGTATTCAAGGTTTCTTTGTCCTTGGCAAACTTGCCGCGGAAGAAGCCTAAGTATGCGCTGTCCCCAGCCAAACTTTCTGCTTCCAAAAGAACGCCGCAGTATGGTGGGTTAGTGTCATTGCCAACATAGGTAATGCCTGCTTCGGTAGTCTTCTGTCCAAGGATCTTTGCCTCAGCATCAAATGGCAGATCAATCAAAGTAAAGTCTACAGAGACTTCGCCCACGCCTTCTTGTGAAATCCAATATTCAATATCTGATGCAGCTGTCTTCAGTGGATTACTAGACAATCCAGAAATGTCGGCAGTGATAGTACCACCTTTATTTGGATCACCTTGGACAACAATTGGATCACCATCGGGAACCCCTAATTTGTCAAACGGTTGAATGGTCATGCGTGGAAAATGTACTAAAGTCATGTGATGACTCCTTTCTAATAGTTAGCGTCATAAAGCTGTGTGACAGTTCGATATCGCCGTGCATCGACATACCGTTTCGTGTCACTAAAAAACTCGTCAAGCCCCTCGGATAATTGCGAGAAGCCTAACGAGTACATGTGTTTTTTGATTGCTTGTTGTATCTGCTTACACAGCATGCGATCACCGGATTGCACATCAATCTGGTAAGTTAGCTGTTGTGCTAATTCTTTATCACTGGCACCAAAAGCAGCTGTTGGAGGAGATAACGGTTTGATGAGAACAAACGTTTCCTTAGATGCTGCTTCTGGATAGTCGTAATACTTAATCGGGTACTGAGATACTAGCGGATCACCACGTATCTCTGTATAAATCGTGTTCAGCATGTCTTTCATAGCAGTTTCCTCAATTCAGCCGCTTCTAGCTCTTTCAGCTTCGGCTGCATTTCATCATAGGATGATCGAATTTTCCCTATGCCTCTTGGAGCATACGTGCGCCCATTTCGGGTGTACCCAAATTCGTTGAGATGAACTAAGCGCCACCGTTGTTTTGAACCATCACCAGACCACCCAATCTTGATATTGCGAACCCCACCACGAAGCCGTGGTTTGCCCGCAGTAATTTCATTTACTGTTGCGCCAGTGTCTCGATAGCTTGCTGCAGCTTGCTTAAGTTCGACAACTGCATATCGGCCAGCAATGGTCAAGGCATTGTTGACGTACGTAGCAACCTTGCGATCGCTAAACTTTTGACTGAGTTTGTTTTCTAAGTCTTCTAAACCTTTAACATCCAAAGTTACCGTCATTGCTTCGCCCCCAATACCAGCGTAATGAACCGGTTAGCTTCAAAATCATAGCGAACTTCTTCAACTTGCCATTCCTTAATATCCCGATAACGAGAGTCGTCAATAAACGCTGTCATCTTGTTGTTAGGAATGAACTCCCCTTTGGTATCTCGGATAATCACTGTTACGCCTAGGTCGACCTCGTGGCTATCAAGAACCACCTTGTCTTTATTGCTTGGCGAATAGGCATCGCAAAGACAAAAAAACACTTCTTTAGGCTCAATGTCTGTTGGCTCCGGTGAATCGCCAACATCTTGAGCATAGAAGTGAATCGGGATTCTTAATTTTCCACTATCAACTTTTGGAGCCTGATACTGAAAGCTTGGACGACTAACCATTGTCATCGTCCTCCTCGCCATATGCTTGTAGGTTCAAGCCGATAATCGTAGACAGAAAGTTGTCTTCGAAAAATTCAGCCTGATCATTGTAGACATACCTGGTGCGTTCAATGACAAGCTCTTTGAATTGGTTATTGGTGATATCAGACACTCCAGTCATGCGATTAACTGCATCGTACGAGGCCTGCAGCATGTTTTTAAGCTCAGCGTCTTCTGACGAGTGGTAAATGCTCATTCGCGATTTAAATTCCGTCAAAAGTGATTCAATATGATCATCATTCATCTGATGTCACCCCGCAAGTTTCTGTAAATCGGCCTTTAATGCATTGCTTGGGTAACTGATTCCCTTTGAATCAAGATATGACCTCAGCTGTGCAACGGTTGAGTTGCTGTCTACCCCCGTTATGCCGGGGGATACTAGTTTCCCGTCCCACCAGTTGTGGAAGCACTTGGCGCAGCGATATTCAGTGCATAGACAAGCGCAGCATTACTATCTGCTGGCGCACCATAGAAGAATTGCTTAGCAGTGAACAGGATCGCGTCCTGAATGGCCAATGTTTGGTTAAAGTCAGAGATGTTCAAGCCACCAGCCATGTATGCGTCATAACGGCCTTTAACAAAAGCGATAGCCTTACCATCTGGAACGTACTGAGATTCGATGATCTGAATGCCATATGGTAGCGCGTATACCCACTGACCATTAACGTTTTGCATGGTCATTGCACGCTCAAAGTCAAGCGAAGCACCCGGTTGTACAACTAAAACAGTGTTGCCACGTGCGACTACCGGCTTGCCATTTTCCTTTTTGGACAGAGCCTTAATGATGGTCATCAGTTCAAACTTGGCCGTGTCAGCGTCTTTAAGAGTTACTGTACCTGCATCGGCCTTAACAGGATAGGTTGTCACGCCAGCGGCTGTGGCACCTTTTGATGGATCACGATCAAGTCCAATTGGCTTGCTGTTACCATCGCCATCGACAAATGCTGATTCTGATGCGGCCGCAAACGCTTCGGTGATTTGGGTAGTAACGTATGTGCGTACCCATGCCGGACCGAATGAATCAAGATCATTAGGCAGCACTACGAATGCCGTCAGTTTACTCATCTCTGCATCAACAGACGTGAACGTAGCATCAAGCTGTCCTTGAATATCACCGAAAATCTTGCCCCATACAGCGGCACCTGTAGCATCAGACTTCCAAATTTTCAGCCGTACACCGTTATTCTGCAAACCAATCGCTTGCAGCAGAGGGTGATTAGAAGTCAGATCTTCGAAAATCTTATCCACAGTGGTTTGTGGAATAAGCTGATCGTTCTTAAATCCAGTATCAGTCGAGATAGCGTTGAAGAATTTAACTTCATCTTGTGTCATCTTCACATCACCGGTGTTGGCTGCAATGATGCTGTCGATTTCCTCTTGAGTCTTATTCTTCAGCTTTTCTTGGAAGCTATTGAGATCAGTGGAAAGCGCGTCCATCATTTCACCAAACGCCTTGCCTTGGGCTTCAGCATCACCACCACTTTTGACGATGTCTGCGAATGCCTTTTGTTTTTCCGCAAAGGTATCTAAATTCTTAAAGCTCATAGTCATATTTTTATGACTCCTTTCGTATTAAAAAAGGAACCCTGCAAACTTACTTTGCTTAGGTTCCTTATGAGGGTTTAATTTGTTTGCAAGCTTTTCTGCTAATTCATCAGTGTCGACATTTAGAACTGGATTACTTTGCTTGTCTTTGATTTCTCGATACTCCTTAAGGGCATCAACGATCTCTTTTGTCAGCATCGTTTTTGGCCCCGCTACCAAGGTAGGCTGTTCCTCAAACATAATTTCATCAACAAATCCAATATCTTTGGCCTGTTGTGCTGACATATACGTTTCGTCCGCCATTAGCTTGAGCATCTCATCAGCTGTTTTTCCGGTTTTTGATGCATACAAGTTAGCAAATTGTTTATCTTGCATTGAAAGAACATCACTGTACTTGTCAAGATCACCGGAGTTTCCAGAAATGCCAGAAACTGACACACGGTGAATCATGAATGTAGCCGTTGGCGCCATCATAATCTTGTCAGCTGACAGTGCTACTACTGTAGCTGCAGATGCTGCCTGACCGATAATCTTAGCCGTTACAGTTCCGGGATAGTCTTTCAAAAGCGTCGCAATTGAGCTTCCTGCGGTAACCAATCCACCCGGACTATCAATTTCGACTACAACGTCTGAATTATCAGTCGGAAGCATTTCGCGGATCGCGTTTGGAGCTACTAAATCCAGTCCCCATGACTTCATGACACTCGCAGTCTCATCATCAACAAGCTGAGTGTTAATTGGGATTACTGTCGTCATTATTATCACCTCCCTTCGTTGCTTCCTCATAGTTCTTTGTGATGTAATATTTCTGGCCGCTTCCGTCTGGAATTGGATCATCGCCAAACCAACTTCGCACAGTGTCACGATTGTATACGCCACTTGACACTAGCTTGTCTATTGCATCGCTAAGATTAAGAGCATTAGGCTTATTCAGTCCCCAAACGGTGACCTTATCTTGATCATATGAAGACTGGCTTACAGCCTTGGCATTTAACTCATCCTCAATTTTTTGATTAAGCGGAGCAATGCAAAAATTCAATAATTCTTGTTGATTCTGATCAACTTCCGCCTGTGCACCGTGGATCAATGCTGGTGGAATTCCTAGAATCTCTGCAACGCTGTCAACTGCCTCTTTACGTGCAGCAGTAATGTCAGAAAATGCCTGATCTGCGCCACTATACTGGCTCGAAACTTCGTCGTACTTAATACCCTTTTGTAAAGGCACAATTGCAATGTCGTTGTCTCTGAATGCACTAAAGAGCTTATCAATGAATTTCTGAGCTGGATTCTCTTTCTTATTGCCATTCGCATCATCTTTAGGCGTTTGGCTGTCAAAACTTGTAACGCCTGAGAAATCCACCGTTGCTCTTAGCTGCTTGTTACGCATGGCAAAACTAATCATGCGGCTGAATAAATTAGCATAGTCGGACAACAACTGATTTGTGTATGTGGTTAGGTTGTCGTTGTTGTATTTGATAAACCAAACGTCATCCATTCCAAACACACGCTGAAACTGATAGTCATTGACCACCACTCCAGAAAACGTATCAGGATATACTGCCTTGACATTATGAACGTAGCTGTCAGCAATCAGTAGATCATCGGTATCATCTTGAACAACCAGCACTTCATTATCTGTGATGAGTTTAAAGATGAGTTCCTGCCAAAAACTTGTCGCTGTTTGGTTATAGTTTGGCCGGACATTCAGCTTGTAATAAAGCGCTGCATTTTTAGTTTTGAATTCGGACTGAGAAACCGTTCTGGCTAAAAAAGAAGCACACGTATTTAATGCATACTGTTTCAGGTAAACTTGCGTCTGCTGCCCGCCAATTAAATCGAGATCATAGGCAAAGCTGGCATCTTTTCGTTGAGTAAACAGATCAAATAAGTTGAAGTTCACGCTTTCACCTCCTTTCAGAAGTCAAGGTCATTCAAAAACGCCAGCGATTCGCTGACGTCCACATCGGATAATTCATTCACTCGATACAACGTATATTCAAAGGCCTTAAAGCCATCTGTCTTACGACGAGTTTCCTCTTTTTTCTCATAGGACTTGTTCCCATTTGCCTTGTTCACCTTTACCAGTACGTTCTGTGCGTTCCAGCGAAGCAAGGGGTTATCTCCCCAGATGAAACGTCCTCTTGGAAAACCATCGTCAATGATCGATGCCAACAAACCGTCAATAGAAGTGGGATTGTGAATGATATCAACTTCAAAATTGGCATCCTCGAACATTTTCCGCATAATCTGAGCACGGTAGTTATCCATAACTACCTTTTTTATGTCGAATCGATGTGCCATTGCTTGTATCCACTCTAATGCATGTCTAGGATCCATAAGTGGCTCGTCAACAACTTCGATAAGTCCCATTCTTTCCCAGTCATGAAGCGGAATATTGAGACGCTGATTTGGTGTCGCAATTCTGTCCTTTCGACTGTATGCGTAATATTGATCACAGAAGCCCTTCCGTGCCCACTGCTTTTCAATGGTTACTAATTTATCTCGGTACCTAATCGTTACTGCAGCGGCAATGAAATCTCGTACACTGGCAAAATCCACCGCCCCTATTGCCTCTCTGCCGTCCAAATCATGCGGAATCGGTTGATTGGTTGCTGCAATCTCTTCCCAAGGCGCAACACTACTGTTCATTGACGTGCTGGGATAGTCCATTCTCTTTGTTAAAAACTCCTCACGTCCGCTGGGTGCTTCTACTAATGCGTCGTAGTCTTTCTTGATTTGCCGATAAAGGGTCTTACCATACGATGACAACGGTTTTACAATCATTGGAACGGCTTTTTCCCACTTTTCTGGATCATCAATTTCAGACACATCGTCGATTTTGCAAATCCAAGGAAATATGAAATCTGGTGCAGCCTTTCCACTCAAGACATTGGCTGCTTGCTTTTTCTTAGTATCAATGAAACCATCTCGCACATAGCCATCAGTCCCAATATAAAAGACACGAGGATTTTGCTTTTTGCCAAGCCCTGATAAGTGGACTTTGACATTGCTGTCATCCTGATATTCATGAATTTCATCGAAGATAACGAAACCATCTCGTAAACCATCTTTCGTGTTGCCGTTAGAAGTTCGATATCTCAAAGTAGAATTGGTCTTTTTAGCTTTTATGAGACCGTTTGTCCAGTAGAATGCGGGTCTAAGCTTTGGTCGATTTGATTCCATTACATCGTGAATTTCTTCAACCGATATTTTTGCCTGGTCTTCGCTGTTAGCAACGATTGAACCGTTATATGAGGGTATACCGTTAAATTCTGATATCAAAAACGTCCCTAACGCCGAAATCAATCCGTTCTTACCAGATCCACGACCCATCATCCACAAAAAGTCTTCATAATAATTGGTCCCGTCTTCGTGATACAAAAAAACGAACGCAATCAAGAACTTTTGGAAAGGCTGAAGCTTGAAAAACCACTTCTCACTGAACTTAATGCAGTTCTCAATCTGTTCGTTGTCAAAATGCAGTGTGTTGTCAGATAGCACAGACTTTTTTAGATAATCAACAAGCTGAATACGTTCCTTATTGAACAGCAAGTGCCCTTTTTCATAATCCTTGATGTAATCATCAACATACTTATTATGAATCAAAGCAGATCATCAGGATCATATCCCGTGCCCTTTCCATCAATGCCAGGCGGGGCGGACAATCCCATGTCCTTGCCAAGTGAAATTAGGCTTGCATTGATCTTGTTCATATCAGCCAAAGCAGGATTAGATTTAGTGAAATGCTGACTGCCGTTCTCTATTTCAATGATTGGCTGCTTGATAGCTTCTTTTTGAAGCTTGTAGAACATGTCAACCATCGAAACATATCGATCCACCTTCTCAGTTTCAATTGGATTAGTCTTGTCTATCTGAGACAAGAGCCTGTTTTTAAGCTTATCTAGCTTGTCCATGGATTATCACCTCCCATTTTTGGTATAGGGTACCCCCCCTCGCGCGAAAAAAAGAAACATTTTTGCGGAAGTCGAGCCCGTCCACCGGTCCCCGAATTTCAAAATGGCATTGAATTTTTTGACCCGGGGGTATGTTATTTTACCATCTCTCATCGTTGGCATACGGATTTTTTGGTCTCCCCAAACGTTTATAATTGAATCGTCCGTGTCGCTTGTTGTGACAGTCGCGGCAGAGTGTGCGTAGGTTATCTGGATCAAGCGCTAGGTCTGGACGTTCCTCTAGCGTCTTGATGTGGTCAATCTCCAGTGTCATGTCATTGCCAGTAGTCACGCGTCCTTCCGCTTTGCACCATTGACATTCATAGTGGTCACGTTCAAGAACTTGTTCGCGCAATGCTTTCCATTCAGGTGAACGATAGAAGTGTGCACGACCAGCGTGGCTGTGAACATCTCCCGTATAAGATGTGTTAGTCATCTTTGTCAGTCAACGAGCGTTCGCCGGTCTTGATCTCCTTAGGCATGTTATAGCCATCTTGTTCGTAATGCTGAATGTCGTGGATGTTATCAATATCGATACGAACATGCGGAGTGCTTGCGTGCCGTGATGACCGCTCCTGCTTGTGATGATAGTCATTCAGTGCTTTGTCTAGCTCTGCAATAAATGATTCGCTGAATCCTGCATGATCTGGTAGCTCAACGCTTTCGATATCAGGCAACTTAGCATCACATAGACCATACGCCGTTAAGGTTGGCGAAACTTCTGGTGTCGCGTCAGCCTTGATGTTTTCGACCGCGTTCTTGATCTTGTCAAGTTTGGCCATAAGCGGATCGGTGTTTGCATCAATCGTAACGTTTATCTTGTCGGTTCTTTTTTTACCTGAGAAGTGTTCTTTCAGTCGCTTAACTACTTTAAGCATGCATAATTCCTCCTAAGATAATATGATTGTCGAATAGGAACCATTACCGTCAATATTTAGGCCAGTAACATCCCATCCTGATTTATTTAGCAAACTGATTACTTCATTGACAACTGCTGGATTGTACTTGGAAACGCCAACTGATATTGGGGATGTAGTATTCATTCCTTGATTAATGGCTTCGTTAACTTCGGCAATCAGACTGTCTTTGTATTCTTTGACAGCATTGGCACGAGTTGGCAGTGATCCTTCCATTTTTGGTAGCACTGGTGCTGGTGGAGGCAACTGACGGTGAGACAATTGCCTACTTTGGCCTTTAGCATTATCGAATAGCATGTTTATCCCTCCGTGTATTGTTTAATCTTGTCAACCCGCAAGTCGCACCATTCATCATGTGTGCCGTCTGCTTTGTAGATTGTTACGACTGGCATTGAACGATAGCCTAGCTTGCGGAACCGCTCGTAGTCGTCCGCGTCTGCTGTGATTGTTTGCACTGGCATGACTCGTGACAGCTTGAATACTGTCCATCGACACTTTTGACAGTGCGGCTTCGTGTAGATAATTGCATTCATGTGTTTCTCTTCTCTCGATAATCTCTCAATGATTTCTTGCTCTGTGTGGCTTACATATCCGTAACCGACTCGCTTCATTCCATTAGACATAAGCTTCACTTGCTTGCTCGAAAGAGAACCCGTGGTGATGTTTAAGTTTGCCTCGAACGCATTCAGATACGTGGCCATCATTTAGCCCAAGAATTTCTGAGGCCTTCTTTTGGCTGCTAAAGAAATAATGATGCCCCGAACCGGTTATTACATTAATCGGACGTTCAAGTGCTTTTGCTACGCGCTTATTGCGGCCATTGTACGTGTTGTTGTAAAGCATTGTGCACCATTCAAGGTTATTTGCTCGGTTATTACTCGGGTTCTCATCTTTGTGATTGACAGTCGGATATCCATTTGGGTTTGGTATGAACGTAGCAGCTACAAGACGGTGAACCCAATATATAGCCTTCTTGCCATTGTGTTCTAACGCTACCTGCAAATATCCATCATGAACGTTTCCTTGTTTTCTTAAAATGCCATTTCTACGGTGTCCAAGTGCGTCGATGCGTGGCAATGACCGAACTCTTCCAAAAGAGCTTACCTGAAATGCTCCTTCAAACCCGGCAACGTCTTTCCAAATCTCACGTTCTTCTTTAAACATAGTAAATCGCCCTCGTATCATGGTCTGAATATTCAATTAGCTCAAATGTCTTATGAGCAACAACTCCGAGATCATCTGTCCAGATGTCTGTCGGTTTCCTCGTAGACATCTGCCTTTGAACAAATCCGCCTAAATCCTTGCTCATTTCGCTATGCATGTGTCCCGTTATCAATTCGCGGTTCTGCGCTGTGCCTAACATGAAGCCAAACTCATCTAGGTATTTTGCGAGGTAATTGTTCTTGCCCTTGTCACCATGAGTAGCACCAATGAAGTTGTGGCCTAACATTGTGCCTTTGTAATGATTCAGTGATATATCCCAAGTAATGTTCGGCTGGTTGCTGTAGGCGCGTTTCAATAGACGTGCAAACATATATCCAACTGACGGATCATGATTCCCAGCACAATACATGACCTCACACTCATTGGCATTCTTAATGATTGCTTCAATCAGTGTCTCGAAGTATTGCTCCATTTCGTTCACAGTTTCGCCTAGGTCGGTTGTTTCGAGCTGTGTGCCCTTGGCTGTGGTCGAGTTGATATTGTCCACGTGAGCTAGATCACCGCCCAGAATGAGCAATATTTTGGCGTAGTGGCCGCGTTGAATGATTTCTAGTTGCCGTTTAAGAGATTCAGCATAGATGTCGAATGTGTGACCGTTGAAATGTGTATCAAACGCAGGAATGACTAAATAGCGATCTGATTCCACAAAAATAGGAGCCTTGGCTTGATACGGCTCCTTGTGTGTGATGATGTCATTCATCAATGATTCATATTGTTCCGCCTCAACTAACGGCCTAATTTGTATCTTGCTTTGATACAATGTCGCTTCAGGCGTCTGCTTCCAGAAATTGCTTGTGGCACGCAAAAGTTCCCATTTGTTGTAATCATACCCGTGAGCTTCCAAAACCTCTCTAGGCGTCATTTTGTGACCCCTGACAACCTTTAGGATAGTCTCACTGGACTGTGTTCCGTCTGAATCGTATTCATTCTTCAGTGGCTTCTGAAACTCGATGCCAAGCCGTTTTGCTTTGCCCTGCAACGCATCATAGCTAATCCCGAGCTTGTCGGCTGTCTCACGTCTGGTAAAGCCTTCAGAGGCGAGCTTCCTAATGCCACTGATTTGTTCATCTGTCCATTGCATCTACTCGCCTCCTGAAATATAATAATTGTGAGCCACATTCAATCATGTTGCTCTTTTCATTTTTATTCCTCAGGCTCTCGGACTCGTCCCCGAGAGCTTTTTTATGTGCCTTAAAAATTTGAGTGAGATAAAATGAGCTTGTTCCAACAATATACTCATTTTCACTCCTCTTTAATGCCCCGCTCTTTAGGCACTTGGCCCCCAACCGAGTGCTTTTTTAGTATCTTCTATAAGGAATGTGCTAATATATATGCGTGAGCAGCGGCTTTTCTCCTCCAAGTCAATCGCTGCTGCTCAATAGTGGATTTCATTTTTTCCATTTCTCCGGCTCTCAGACACTTCGACCTCTGAGGGCTTTTTTAATCCGATTTATTGCTACATGTGTTATACTCTTTTTCGGTACCGTTGTTTCACCTCAGTAAACACCGGTAGCTAGGCCCTCAGTTAATCGCTCAGAGGGCCTTTTTTGTTGCACAAAAATAGCACCTCACCGTTTGGCGGAGTGCTTAGTGTTCGACTATTATCAGTAACTATGCACGGATTGCCAGTAGTGCTCTCACTTTACTAGAAACCCTATTTGCGAGTTCGTTGTCTCCCTGATAGCCATTATCATAAAACTCGGTATACTCAGATGAAATGTCCGCCGGAAGATGTTCACCATAATCTTCTTTAAAGCTTTCTCTGTTGCAAACTGTAATAACTTTTTTGCCAATTGTGTGACAAATGCCGAGCTCATAAAACACATTCGGGTTCTTATAGCTCAAATCAGCTATAGCAAAAGCCGATGTGCAAATATCTTGCCAAATATTTTCTACAATATCATTACCTCTATTAGGCTCAAACATATCTTCCGATTTTATGATACTGACATCATTTCCCACTTTGTCAACAATCGCTGCCATTGCGTCAAGTGGCTCTTTTTTAAAAGGCAAGATATAAAAAATCTTGTTCTTATTGACAACCATATTACGCGCCTTAAATTTCGGATCAATAATCATCATGTTGTTTTTCCTTTCGAAATACTTGATTATATTGGTTGAATTATATTCTAGGTTGGCTTTTAAATCTTTTGCATCATTTACTAGTTCTTTGAATTTTGCAAGCTTTGATTCGGTCGGTGTTACAGTAATACTTGCTAATTGCTTGGAATATTTAGATATGAGGTTTATTGGTATTTGAACAAAGAATTGAGGACTGTACCCTCGGTATAAGCCCATATGAATGCCTAATAATTCGTGTGCTTGAGATATGCTTTGTGCTTGCATATCCAAAAGCGATATTTCTTCAAACCCATATATGGCTTTTTGACTGGTTAATCCTAAAACCACTTGATTTTTCGCTGAGAGCCCCCAAACATTATATGGTTGAACCAGCGATACTCTAGTAAGTCCCATTTGCATCAATGACGGGTCATTTTGAACATAGTTAAGCAGACAGTCTAAATACGTAATTAAAGTTTTGGCATCCAATCCATATATAAAACCATTTATTGTCGACACGTCTTTAATCCCGGATAAATTTGTTTTCATCATTTCAATCACCTCAAAAAAATAGTACCCCAGCGTGAACTGGAATACTACATTGAGGTGATATCTGTGCTTCATATGTCTGCTGCTCGCTCTCCCAGTGTCAGATGGGGTCATCGCAAGCTGTGTCCGGTCGCTAAACTGGACAATGTGGCCGGACGGGGATCGAACCCGCGACTCTTGGCTCTACCTACTGAGCTACCGGCCTCTGTGCTGTCCGTTTATCGTCCCCTCAACGGTAAGAGTGGCTTTTAGCCGTAACAGACGATACAGCACAGTGCGTTCTGATGAATTTTTCATCGAACTATCCCGTGCTGGAATCGAACCAACAGCCGCACGCGGCTTCCACATCGGGATTACCTTGCCACAGCTTTATCATCACTGAGGCTCGGAGGAAAAACGCGGTGTCTCAGGTTCCTCACCTTTGGCACAATACAATCATATGACGGAAAAACAGTTGAAATGTCTCACAAAGGTCTCATCTCGATTTCAACCAATGGACAAATCTCAGCGAATGCGATTAGCGCTTCTCGTTTTGTTCGATAATACTGGGCTTTTGATAAAAACAGCTTGTCCATTATTTGCTGGTCACTATATCGTTTGGTTAAGTAAGAACTTGTTAGTATAATCCGATGATTCGCTGAATCCAGAGATTCAATAGCGCCTTCACAGCACGCTATATAGTACAGCTCGTCAGCGTGCGATACGAGCTTTTCCTCGGCTTTGTTGCCATAGCTTGGTGACTTGGGCATGCCGTCCATCACGGGGCTTCTGAGCGCTATTTTGGTGCGTTGAGCGAGCCGCTTATGATGCCAGTAGTTCCCCAAGACCTCTTTGGCGTTTTCAATTGTTTTATCATGATCAATTGGGCTAAAATATCTCGTTGCTCGCACCACTGCGTCCACTCCTTATGGTATGATTTGGTTGGGTTTGTAGGATAAGCGTGCCTTCGTGGTGCGCTTTTGTTTTTTGTGATATACCTGCTGTTCAAATAATTCGATTTGTTAGACTGAGTCGTCCTGTTAATCCAGGGCGACTTTTGCTATACTACCTTTGGAGATGCTTTCTTATGCGTGTTAACCTTATAAGTTGGGGGAACAATCTGATTCAAGCACCTCCCGCGCGTTGCTTATGTGACGCGCTTTTTGGTATACTGCATACGGAGGCCAACTCCTTTTAAATGATTCCATTTGCTATCAATCACGTGTACGTTTGGCCTCCAGAGCGCGTCAACACCCGGCGCGCTTTTTTGATGCTTTTAAATGTACTTTCAACATGTGCGTTTGCTATACTGTCATTGGAGGCCAACTCCTAATCTTTGATTTCATTTACTCTCAATCGTACGTCTGGCCTCCAGCGAGTCCCTCATCAGGCGCGCTTTTTATTTACATTGAATCAGGATTATTCCTGCTAATATTTAAGTTCGTTTGGATCGTCAATGTTGATTGGCAAGGTTAATACAATCCCGCCAGAAACTTCTGCAGCAGCTTCAGCGTCATGCCTTAGCACAAATAGTTTAGATGAATCAATTTCGCTTGATGTATTAAATTCCTTGCTACATTTGCTGAAGTAAGATACATATTGCTTTTTGCCAATTCTGACGATGAAGACCGTGCTGCCAATTTGAACCGTCTTGCTGCGCCTATTGCTAACAAAATGATCAAAAAGCAGCCAAAAGAAGTATGCACATATGACTACAGTAATAACCGCGCAAATAAGTAGCTTTATTAACCTAGATTGCAATAATAAAGTTACCACCTAGAAAGAGGCTTGCTCACTGCTTGAA